ATGACATTGAAGTTGGAGCGGCTCCATCGTTATATGCTGTTAAATCAGCATCTCCTGCACTACCACCTACAACTTCAGTTCCATCATTTTCTACCCATCCACTTACATAAGCATAACGCTTATGAAATGAGGGTCTTCTTTCTGTGAATTTAAACTCAGGGTCATCTGTTGGTTTTTTCGCAAGTTTTGACATCATTCTGAAAAAAGGGTCTTGAGCTATATTCAGTTCAGAAACTCTATCTCCAAAATTAAACTTTCTACGAAGTACACCAGTATTCAGGTCTGTTCCTAATCTTGGACCAGAAGCACCAGCGGCAACATCAGCAGTTGACTCGAGTTGAAATAAGTCAGCCATGTTTGACTTCTCCTATTTTAAGTTAAGGCATATGGCTATTAATTTAACCAAATGCCGATTCTAAGTCCTTGTCAATACCTAAAATAGAATCAAATAATTGATTTTCTTGTGAAGATTCAACTTGTTGACTTCCACTAGTTGCTAATGATTGAGGACGTTCATTTACGTTTCTCATTTGTTGAGCAACTTGTGTACTAGCGTCTTTAGCTATATTTGTTTCCCTAGACTCTCTATTCTTTAGATAATAAATATCATCAAGGGTAAGAGTTTTCTGTTTAGCAAAATCTCTAAAATCACTCCATTCATCTTCGTTCATTTCGTAACGTTGACGAAAGTCAGATTCTTGAGATAGTCTTTGATTTTCAGCTTTTTGTTTACCAAGTGTATCGCTCAACCTTCTTTGTACAACTCCATCAATGGTTGATTGAAGCACTTTAGCAGAGTCAGAAGCTGGGTCAGAGACAGCATCATCTGGGTCAAATACAAAATCTTCATCTAGTTTCAATTGTTCTTTCATATTTTTAGGTGTTTGACCACCGCCCTCAAAATAGTTCCTCACATGAGCAACTAAGTTGGGGTCGTCTTTCATTGCGTTAATGATAGGTACATAAGGTTCAAGTTCATTCAACTTACCACTAAGTCGTTTTCCTTCCTTACTTGAATCTGCATACCTTTGTTTTAAGGTCTCTACTTGTTCTTGACCTTGTGTTTGAACTTCGCCCTGAACGCTCTGAGGCTTGTTATCGCCCGACGCAGATGATACAGAAGTGTCAGCTTCTTCGAGTATTCCAGAATTTACGCTTCTATCTAAATCAGCAAAAAAGTCATCAGATACAGCTTCTTCTGTTACATTATCTTCGAGGGCACCGATATTTACTTCATTTAACGATGCGTTGTCTACTTGTTGTTGCATACTCATTTTTCTCCTTTTTGTATTATTTAAATATAATATTATTAAAGTGAAACATAAAACTATTTTTCTTTGACATTAGGCATCCTACCTTGCTCGGTTTCTTTGACATCTCTAGCAACCTCTTTCATGTCCATTTGCAGTTGTTTTCTAGCTGTGTCATAATCACCTTTCATAAGATTTCTAAGTAATTTTTGTTGAGCTTGTGTATCTAATACACTCTTTTCACTCTCCATACTTCCAGTTCTAACCTTATCTTTAATGCCTGCTTGTACTAATTGTCGTTCTAATGTTTCTATAGTTCCATCTTTATCTTTCATGGCTTCTTCCATTTGCTGTACTTGAGATTGTAATTGAGAATACAATGACTTTCTTTGTAGTAATTGTTTCTTTCCTCTTATATCTGTTTCAGCAACCATAGCCACATCATCAATAAGACCAGATTGAAACCATCTAAAATATTCTTCAATCAAAGCCCATCTGTTAACAGGGAGTGTTGCTCCAGATACAATTCTTACATCAAATTTAGCAGATGAATAATCCATCCACTTTCCAACAGCTTGACCATAATCATTATAAATTGGAATATTAATTCTTATTTCTTTTTCTTGCTCTTCTGGACTTTGACCAGCTTCAGGCTGAACAATTCTAAATACCTTATCAATTTGATAGGTGGATTGAGCAATTCCTTTAAATACTTTTCCTAGATGTTCAAGAGCAGGCTCTACAGTATTACCCATCCAAGCCTTAATTCTTCTTGTTCCATATTCATCATTAGCTAACAAACCTCTATAAGTTTCAGGTTGTGCTCTTGCAATTCCCATCATTGATGAATGAATACCAGCAATGTATTCTATATCAGATTTACCTTCTTGTGTAACGCTATAAAAAGCATTATTTATACTAGCAGGTAAGACAGGAGTTGGAGGTTGAAACCCCTGCCTATATTTCAATAAAGCACCTGGGGCAGAAGCATATTGCTCCCACTCCCCTTCAGGTACAGAACCTTCTTCATACAACCATCTCAAGTTAGAGGCAAGGTTGGCATTATGAAGCATTATTTGGTGTGCCTTATTTATTTCCTGCTGTTTTCCTATTAATGGTGTAACAGCACTCATCGGATAAGGAGTGCCTGTATATGTGTAAGGGATAGGAACAATTGGATATTCTTTTTGGTCTAATAAAAACTCATACAAAAAGGTATCGTCACCAACACTACATACAAGTTTTATTCTTTCCTCGTAAAAATCAATAGCTTCAACTATGTTAGTAGAAACTGATTCATTCTTAATTAGAATATTGTATTCTTTTTTTGTAATAACCTTTTGTTCAATTCTTGTTGCTTTGTCTTGAGCCATAGACATTAGTTCAGCTCTTTTTTCCTGAATTGCTTGTTCAGCCATCGCCTGAGCACGTTCCATTTCAAGCTCTGCTCTTTCCTGTATTATTTCTCCAGACTCTAATGCTTCCTGTATTTGTTTTTGTTTTTCCAATAAAGATACTTCAGTTTCTTTTTGAAACTCTTCAAGTTGTACAGAAACAACTCTTCTTATTTCTTCCAGTTCTTCTTCTTTGGGAGGAATCTTTATAAATACATTAACGTATGGAATCTTTACCTTTTGGTAACATTCGTAGTATGCAACAATATCATCATCTTCGCCTTCTATTGTAAGACCCATTGTAATATCTTCAGGTAGTATACTATCAGATGTAACAGTATCTCTTTGAGAATAACTTACTGTTTCTGATTCTCCACCTGCGTTTTTAATCTTAGCTTTGTACTGAGGAAACATATGCATTAACTGAGTTCTAGCAAGATTCTTTCTTACCATAACAAAATTAGCATCCCTAAATAAAAAGTCTCTACTCATTGGGTCTACAAAAACATCTTGAGGGTCAATCCTTTTAAATATTACTTCACCTTTACCCCTGTCAGCATCTCTGTCAACATCAACAAAAAAGTAGCCAATACCCTTAGTTAAACTGTCTAAAACAATTTGACCATATAAAGATTTACCATTTGAATTATGCCAAGCGTAGTCAGCTATATCAGAATGTACTTGAGCAACATCAGTATCACTTCCTTCTACACCAACTGCTTTCCATCTAGGGTTGTTAGCTGTTACAAAGTATTTCATTGTTTCAACAATTGGAGTTACCCTATTGATAGTAAATGTAGGCATACCAGATTCAGAAAGAGCGTCTTCTTCTTCTTTACTTAGTTGTTCATTCAAGTAAAAATCATAAGACTTTTGGCTTAAAGATGCCCATCTACTTCTATGAGCATTATTAGCTCTATCCCATAACTGTTTATTTATTTGTGCTTTTTGTTTTTGAGTAGCCATTAAAATTTAACCCCATATCCTTTTTGTCTCATTACTTCATATAATTTTGGAGCAACAATGCTATGTGTATATCCTTCATCTGTTGTCTTGTCTAAATACACATCTTCACCAGCATGAACTCTAGACTCTTCTTTCATTTTTTGTTTAAACAAACCTTTTCTTGTAGAATGGTGAGTCCATTGTTTAGGATTTGACCATTGTATAGCGTGAGAAAGTTCTTCAACAAGGTCTCCACCAATATCAACACCTTCTCTTACTTCAACCTTATCTTTACCAAATTCAGATTTCCATTTAGACCAAAAAGTTTGTTTTTTACCAGAGTGTTCTCTCATTAAATAATCTACATCTCTAGGAACAAACTTAGGTTGACGTACTCCTTTAGTTTTTATTTTAGGCTTTCCCGCCATTCTCCATAATTCCTTAACGCCTTCCATTTCATAATTCTGACCTTCTCTTATCCCACCTTTTTCAGTTGAAAACATAATACTGCTACCTAAAGCTTTATCTATGTTTTCTTCTCTAGATTCATATAGAAGACCTATTAATGGAGCTTCACCAACTTTATCCATTAAGTTTAAAAATTTTTCTCTATTTGATGTTGGAGGCATTAATCTTCTATTTCTTGAATATTAACATTAGGTTCTGAATTAATAACTCTACCCATGACGGATTGGTCTTTTTTTTTTGCTTGTTCTAAAGCAGAAAATGCTATGTTAGTATTTGTTTGAGCTTCTGTTGCCCATTTTTTTCCTGCTTCTACACCTCTAGATTTCCAAGTTGTTTTCCAAAAGTCAACAAAGGTATCAACAAGTTCTTTATCTCCCATATTTTTAGCTCTCTTTGCTGTGGATGTTCCTAAATTTGAAAGTATATTTTTTCTGGTATTTTTACTTATTTTACCAGACCTTGAACCAGTAACAATATCTATAAAACCACCTCTCCCTTGTTGATGAGTTAAATAACCTGCTAAATCATCTGGTATATCTAATGATTTGTAATATTCTTTTAAACTTATTTTTTTACCACTTTTAAATAGAACTTCATCTTTTAAATTCTTTTTAGTCATTTTTATAGCCGCTCTAGCACTTTTACCTAAATCTTTTCTGTAGTCAAAACCTTCTCCAACTAATCCATATTCTTCTCCAGTTTTTTTACCAAACTGAAATCCTCCAGTATATCCTAGTTTATTAACAACTTGAGAATCACCAGAAGACTCAACCATATACATAGCAATTAAACTATCTAAGGGAAAATTTTCTTCTTTAGCTATATTAGATAGTATTTTATATTCTTCTTGCTTTGTTTTTCTTTCTGCCATTATTTCCTCCAAAGGGTTATTGGTTTACTTACTTTAACATTCCAATCGTACCCTGTACCGAATGGACTTTTTGATTTTTTATATCTAAAATCTAATCCTATGTCTTTAGGTAGATTAAACTTAGCTCTTCCATGAGTACCTACATCTATTGAAAACTCACCTTTGTTAACACCAACTTTCATACCGACTAGGTCTTTAAGACTTGATTGCATAAACTTTTCAGGCTCAGGTTCAGGAGAGAGCTTTCTTAAACTTTCTTTTACAGTTTGATAAGAATAGGGAGACATATCGGGTTTGCCACTTGCACTAGAAAGGATTCTTCCAACATTCCAACTTGTATCAAGTTGAGCAGTTGAAGTTGTATCAGTATATGTTTTATTTGGCTCTGCCACAATAACCTCCTTAAATGTGACTAGTTAAGCAACTATCCAGCTCTTTGGCTTTTTCCTTGGAACATACCAAGATTTAGTATTTTCGTTCCTTTCAATATTGGGTGGAAAAGCATGAAGTTGAGAATAATATAGAGTTTCTATAGTATCATCATGAGCCATTCTCGGTCCGAATGTAATAATTTCGTTTATTAAATCAAACATATTATCTCGCACATGAATTGTACCCATACTAAACCTTCCAGATAAGCCAGAATAAACCCTATTCATCTTGTTTGTACCCCCAGGTTTTTCTGGAATAACAGATATATCAAACTTATTAAGTCTTCGTCTTTCTTCATTT